CTAAAGGGAAATCTGGTTACCTGACCACTTGGTAACCCGGTAAACACTGCCTTAATGGTGGGACCCACATTATGATCAAAAACCGAAAGAAACAAGCCAAAGGCTTTGCCTCTGATCTTAATTTCTTCCGAAATTTGATCAGGTGGCTCGCAACTAATTTGACTAAGTCAAATAGTCGGGAGCTGACCTATGCAATGAGGGTGGCAGACAAGATCCTTACAGTCTTGAGAACTAGGGGTAAACCCGAAGCTATCAGGTACTGCAAGGACTTAAGATTAAAGTTTCACCGATCCATACTTCGTATAGACGCTGAATTTAATCTAAAGGATGCCTATGAGATACCTAAAATCCTTAGACCTATATTACGACATATAGAGGGGAGACCTAATTACCCTTTTATAAGGCTAATTAACTCCGTACTCTATATTACTCGTTTTATAAGGTTGAAAGCTGAACCTAATCATTCTTCGATAATGGCAAGGCCCGGTTACACCGGAGACCCCCAAAGTCTTAGAAATGATATGTTTAACTTTCTAAAGGATTTAGGCGTGAATACAAGGTTCGGGATTGGGAAAATACCGAAGCAATTACGTTTCAGTAAATTCCATATGACCGCTAAAAAGGGTCCAAATGGGCATGCCCTATGGACTTCTTTTGACGATTATATAAGTCCTTCACCAGAACTACTATCCTCAATACGGATAGTAGGTGGAGAGAGGCTTCATTCCTTAGCCTATAGGTTTAACCAACTTTATCTTAAGATACCGTCATTCTTCGACCGGTTCAGAACCCTCACGGGTACTAGAATCCCTCGTAGGATAACGTGTATTCAAGATAAAGAAGGTAAAACTAGAGAAGTTGCTATAATGGATTATTATACTCAGGCAGCATTGCTACCTTTGCATAAATATCTATTTAAGCATCTTTCTCGTATTCCACAGGACTGTACCTTTAACCAAACAAAACGCTTTAAGCGAATACGGGTCAAGAATGGTAACTCTTTCCATTCAGTAGATTTAACTACTGCAACAGATCGATTTCCCATCGAGATCCAGTATGAGCTTTTGCGTTTGTGGTTCGGCAACGAGTATGCCAAAGAATGGAAGAACCTTATGGTAGGTCATCCGTTTCGTTATAAAAACGATTGGATAATCTACCAGACAGGTAACCCAATGGGAGCTTACTCCTCTTGGGCGATCTTCACTCTTTGTCACCACTTCTTCTTATGGAAGGCCTGTAAAAAGGCTAACCGTAAGTGGAAGAAGGCACCTTATATGATGCTAGGAGATGATATCGTCATTGCTGACGACGTTATCGCCAAACATTATAAAGAGCTACTCGCTGAGTGGGACATTCCTTTCAGTAAAGAGAAAACTCATGTTTCACAACATGGGTTTGAATTTGCTAAGCAAATGTCTTTACATGGAAGAAATATCTCACCCTTTCCTTTATCTGCACTCTACGATAGAAGATCCGAAGCTTTTACTTGCTTAGGAATTCTATACGCGGAGACCCAGTATAAGGACTGGAATACCGATATTGGTGCAGTCGTAAAGAGTTACTACATTGATATTTTGAAATGGCCTAGGCCGAAGCTTCGGCATGCTATTCCAAAGATCAATCTAGTAATATCCCTTCTTAGCTTCTTACAAGGTCAAAAAGATCTAGGTACTGCTATTAAAGAGTACGTAGCTTTATGGACCGGAGAGAAATATGATCAGTTATCAATTTGGGATTATTCCCTTTACGGGAATTATCTCGCCTTGTTAACGGTTCATGATTCTTTCCTAAGAAGCCGGGAAAGGGTAGTGACGGGTAACGAACCTCTTGGCGATTTAGCCACAGAGATGGTTATCCATATCACCTCTTTACGCAGCGAAGCAGAACAAGCGCAATGCTTCGAGTTAATCGAAGCAGTGCCTTTTCTGCAGATATATGGACGGGCAGAGGAGACATTCCTTTCCCTAAATACAGACATTTCCGTCTACATGATAGGTGATAAACCTACCTTGTTTAAGGAAATGTTTGGAAAAGTCAATATACCTCTTTCGGACACAGCTTTCTATGAACGTCGAAGAGACGTCATATTAAACGAATGTTTGAAAGCCGCTGACATCATCATGGGTCATATCAAGTCTATCCCCTATTTGAAAATTAAGGAGCTAGATATTGATATTGCATTCCCTTGGAGTGACAAAATCAAGAATCCTAAGATCCCTAAATTTGATACACCATAGGTTATG